CAGGCGGCTTGATTTCAGAAGCTCACCGCAAAGCTATCATTTCTGACAACTTCGCAGGAATGAAAGTCATGACGGCAACAACGTTATCAAGTGTCACTTCTGGCGCTGGCGCTGATCGAGTTGGCGCGCTAGCGGCGAACCCTGATGTAACTTACGCAACTGCCAAAGATACCATGACGCAATCTTTAAGCGTGTCAGGATTTCAAGCTAACCTGCCGATCAAAGCTGGTGAAGTGATTCAGATCACAGGTCGTAACCGTTTGAACCTAAGCACTAGACAGCCTATCGTCAATGGATCAGGTGCTAACGTAGTATTTACAGCAACTGTGAAGACTGACGTTACTTTAAGTGGTACAGGTACAGGAACGATTGTTATTAGCGGCCCAGCTATCTATGAAGCAACTGGCGCTTACAATACTGTTGATTCCGCACCTGTATCTGGTGATGTTATTACATTGTTGGGCGCAGCTTCAACAATGTACCAGCCTAACCTGTTCTGGCATAAGCAAGCGTTCGGCATCGGTTCGGTACCAATCGCTAAGCTTTACAGCACAGATACTTTGGGTACAACTAAAGACGGCTTACAGATTCGTGTCTCTAAAGGCGCGTCAATCCGTGAGAATAAGCAGATCGTTCGTTTTGACTTACGCCCCGCTTATAGCGTTCTTAATCCTTTCTTTGCTGGTCAAGGTTGGGGTTAATACTCAGGGGCTTCGGCCCCTTATTTTTTCAGGTGATATATGATTGAATGGACTAAACCAAACGGCTCAAAAATTACAACTAATGAAGAAAAAGCGAGTATAATCGAGGCTGAAAATCTAGGTTGGAAGCGATCAAACGAGGTCAAGCAGAATGACAACAGCATTACAGATCGTAAACGCGGCAGCGGAAAAAATAGGCGTTAAGACTGCCGAAATTGCGCTAGAAGCATCTGATTATCAAGTTATCTTCGATGAGATGAATGATATGTTGTCAGAGTGGGCTGACTCTAATGTGACTCCGACATTCACTGACGTATCACTAAGCACTGACACTGTTAATATTGAGCGTGACGCTGTTGGTGCTGTAAAAAACAATCTAGCTGTTAGAATTGCGCCTATATTTGGCCGACAAATCACGCCATCATTAGCGGCTATTGCTTTACAGACTTATAACAGATTGTTAGCTTCGACCGTCTACATCGGTGATGTTGCATATCCTGATACACTGCCAACAGGATCAGGAAACGATTGCTACACAGAAGATAACCGTTTTTACACTCCAAACAAAAGCGAGAATTTTTAATGCCTCGCGTTCAACTGCCTATTGGGTTCACTTTCTATCAATCTGATAGCTTGCCGTTCTCGGCTCAGCGTTGTGTTAATTGGGTTCCCACAGTTGGCGAGGCCGCCGGTTTAACAGATAGATACTTGGCTCAACCTTTGGGCCTTAAATCATTAGTTGATTCAGGACTAGGCGCTAACCGTGGCGGCTTGGCAATGGCTGGAATACCTTATTTCGTTAATGGCACAAGTCTAATAAGCGTATCATCTTCAAACGTAGTGAATAATCACGGCACTATTACCGGCTTAGGCCGCGTGTCAATGGCAACGAACGGGCGTTATCTTGTTATAGTTGTCCCAGGCTCCACTTGTTACGCTTATGACAATGTAGACAATACACTACTACCCATTACAGACGTTGATTTTAGATTAGCTTCTACCGTTGTTTATAAAGATGGCTATTTTGTATTTTCATCTTATGACGGTACTGTTTTCTTTAACTCGGCTTTGAACGATCCTTTTACTTATGATGCTTTAGATTTTGGCAGTGCTGAAATAAATCCCGACAAAATAACAGGATTGCATGTTAATCATAATGAATTGTTTGTTGGCGGTTTAGACACTATCGAGCTATTTCAAAACGTTGGTGGTTCGGGATTTCCATTCCAAAGAATAGCAGGTGCAAACATTCAGAAAGGCGTTCGCGCTCCATTCTCATTAGTTGAGTTTGATAATACATTTTGTTTTATTGGAGGCGGGTTGAATGAGAAAGCGGCGGTTTGGAAAGTCTCAGGCAGTTCGAGTGCGCAGAAGATTAGCACAGATGCTATTGATCGAGAATTGCAAAGATACAACCAAGAAGAAATAGAATCGGCTTTTGCGCTTACTTATTCTGACCGTGGTCAATTCTTCGCGCTGTTTACGATTGAATCAACACGCATACCAAGCAGGACGTTTGTATATAACGCCACAGCAAGCGCTTACACTCAAAGCAAGGTTTGGTTTGAGCTTCAAACAGGCGTGACTGATAACCGCTTTAGTGTTCAATCTATCGTATTTGCATATGGTAAGTTGCTGGTTGGTGATTCCGCGACGGGAGTAATTGGCGAACTGGATTATGATACGCTTGATTATTACGACGATGAGATTTGGAGACGGTCTGTTACTTCGCCTTTCTCAAATCAAGGCTTGCCAATATTCGCAGGCGATCTCGAAGCGACGTTTGAAAGCGGCGTTGGTTTAACAACAGGCAACGGCTCCAACCCATTAGTCACTATGAATTATTCAGACGACGGCGGCAGGACGTTCACAGATGGCATTACTAGGTCAATCGGGCAAATAGGCAGATACGGTCAAAGGTCTGTCTGGACAAGACAAGGGCGTTTCCCTGTGTCACGCTCAATAGGATTAACTATTACAGATAAGGTGAGAGCTAATTTAATAGGATTGGCCGCTAACCCAGAAGGTGGTATTTATGGCTGATTTGATACCGCCGCGCAGGAATGAATTTCTGACCAAGGACGGTATACCTACAACTAGGTTTGCTGAATATTTAGAAAGGCTAACAACAAAAACGAATAGCACTGAAACGGATGTCGATTTAATATCTTCAATCCGCCCAATGGTTTTAGAATCTGCATCTAGTGGCAATTTGGAAGCTCTGGAAATGATCACAAATTTAGCGATGAACCATATATTGATTTTAGAAAAAAGAATAAATGAATTAGAGATAGCTATAAATCAGCGCGACATTAGCAATACATCAGACATAGAAAAACAGATAGACACTTTAAACATCTTAACGATGTGAGGGTATAACATGGCTTCAATAGTAACAATTATAGATGGTGTCCAGCCCACAGTAACAACGGCAGTAAATGCTTACACGGCACCAGCTTCTAGCGCTGGCGTGCGTATTGTATCATTCGCTGCTACGCTGGCGACAGGAACAGAAACATACGATGCTTATATCGGAACAAGCGCGACTGCAGTAACGCAAGTTATAGCCGGTAAATCAATTACCGGCCCTAACGAGGATTTAGGTTCTGCTTTAATTAACCAGATTATTCCAGCAGGGCAAAGTCTTTTTGTAAAAGTTTCAACAGGCACAACTATTACGTTTAGATGCTCAGGCGTTCAGTTTTGATAACAGTATGCAGAAATCCGGAAATAGTCAGAATGTTTATGTCGCTGCCTGAAATAGCAAGATATGCAACAGAGTACGGCGCAAGTATTGACGACCTAAACTGCGAAACAACGCCACAAAACGGCTGGCTAATTTACACCACAAGCGGCGAATCGGTTGGACTAACTCAGATAGAAATAATCAGCGGTTGCGCTGCACAGTTTCATCCGTACATATTGCGAGATTTTAAAGATCATTATGATGATATGGTGCAAGAAATATTTAAATGGTTTGTTGAAGAAGTTCCTGACCAGATTGTAAAACTAAACGCTGTTATTCCTATTCACTGTAAAGGTGCATTATTGGCGGCTGATAGGGCGGGAATGATCACAGAAGGCGTAGATAGAGAAAGTTTCTTAACGTCTGACGGGGCTTGTGATAGAATCTTAAAAGGTATACTTCGTCGGGAGATGAAAGCATGAGTAGTTTGGTAAATAAGGTTGTAAAGGTGGCGTCTTTCGGCATGGTCGATGACGTAACAGGAGTGGAAGGCGCACAGAAAGCTGCCAGAAAAGCAGGCGACCTTCAAGCACAAGCGGCGTTCGCTGGCATAGATGAGCAGCGTAGACAATTTGACGTTACTCAGCAAAACCTACAACCATTCCAAGAGGCGGGTGTTTCCGCACTAGCACAACAGCAGGCGCTTTTAGGTCTAAGCGGCGCAGAAGCTCAACAGCAAGCATTCAACCAGTTCACAGAATCACCAGGTCAACGTTTTTTAAGAGAGCGACAAGAAAAAGCGCTTTTACGAAACGCTTCAGCTATTGGCGGCTTGGGTGGCGGCAATGTTCGCACGGCATTACAAGAGCAAGCGGCGGGTATCGCACAGCAAGACTTTCAAAACCAATTCGGCAGACTCGGACAATTAGCAGGTCAAGGCCAAAGTGCTGTTACAAATATTGGCCAATTTGGCGCTCAAACGGCTGGTAATATTGCTAATCTTGGTCAAACGGCGGCGGAAGCTAGGGCATCTGGGTTGTTAGGCGCGGCACAAGCAAATACACAATTTACGAATCAATTATTACAGCTAGGCGGGCAAGCAGCGGGCGCGGCTATGTCGGGAGGTTTTGTATAATGCCATTAGTCACAGCTAATCAATATGATTTAGTACCTCAGTTTTCAAATATTGGCACGGGGCTTGCTCAAGGCGTGCAGATTGGTAATCAGTTTAGGCAAAACAGATTGCAAGATGAAGCGCTTGCGGCTGAAAAAGCACAACAAGCACAAATAAGCCAATTCTCACAAGCCGCGCTTGGTGGTGATAAAGCCGCATTGGGTAGCTTGGCTGGTGTTGATCCTCAGCGCGCAAACCAGTTGCAGACGTTTTTAACAAGCATGAACGAAGCCGAACGGAAAGAAATGCTACGCGAAAACGAAAACATGACGCGCGGCGCTTTGAATATTATTAAACTGTCAGGCAATGATCCTGCCAAAGCTCGCGTTGCTTTGCAAAATCAAATCAATGAGTGGAAAGCGCAAGGTTTAGACACTACTCGAAGTGAAGGCGCTCTAGCGCTCGATGATGGTGCTATGATGCAAGCGGTTCAGGAGCAAGCTAGTAAGGGATTAGAATTAGCCGAGCAAGCTAAGGGTATTTTGATGCCTGATACATTAAGCGCCCAACAGCTTGCGGCTACCAACCGCGGGCTAGACATACGCGAACGAGAGTTAGAACAGCGTAGAGATTTAGCGTTTTCTAAGCCTGATATAGAAAGCGAAGTGATAAAAAGAAAGCTAGAAGAAGAGATAAAGCTTAAACCTGTGCTAGAAGGCGCAATAGCAAAAGCTGAAGGTGATGTTGAGTCATCAGTTAAGATAATAGACCAATCATTTGAAAGAATAGGGAAGATTCAATCTAACATATCAAACTTAGATAGAGCAGTTTCAGCTTTGGATAGAGGGGCAAATACCGGAGCTATCCAAAAATTCATGCCTAGTATAAAAGCTGCATCAAGAGAATTGAAGCAGATACAGAACGAGCTAGGGCTAGACGTGATAGGCGCTGTTTCGTTTGGGGCGCTATCTGAGGGTGAATTAAATCTTGCTTTAGATACAGCGATTGATCTAGGTCAAGAGCCTGAATCATTAAAGCAGATGCTAATAGATAAAAAAGCAGCTCAGCAGAAGCTAGTCTCTTATCTTAATGAGCAAATACAGTTCTTGGATTCTGGTGGCACTATTGCGGGGTGGTCGGAAAAGGTTAATAAATCTAAGCCTAATCAACCGGGGCAAGCAACGCAAGGCAGTCAAAAGCAAGGCGGTCAAGTTATGGTCGACGGAAACGGAAACAGGGCTATTGTTTATCCTGATGGCACTTTTGAGGAGCTTTGAAAATGGCTTTTGATATAAGCACAGCCAAACCCGTACAAGATTCAGCGCCACAAAGTAAAGGTTTCGATATTTCAACCGCTAATCCTGAACCGGCGCCCCAACAAACCGAAAAAGAACTACCATCTTTTATTGAAAAGGTAGGCTCGGCTGCTGGCGGCTTAGCGATGGAAGGCGTAACAGGATTTAATCGGTATATGGCTGGGCTTTTAGATTTTCTAACTCTTGATCAAGTAAATAACATTCGTGCCTTAATGGGTGATGAGGCAATTCCAACATTACAGCAAGCTTTGATTCCTAAAAAGGGCGAGTTCACAGAAGGAACTATGGCAGAAGGATTGCCGACGGAAATTATGGCAACGGCTGGTGAATTTGG